CAACATCATCGCGTACCTCAAGAACGTGGTAGCCATACAGCTTGCCGCGATAGGCATCGAGCAAGGCCCCCCGTTCGGCGTCCCCGACGTGACCAGTGGCCGGGTCAGCTATCTACTCTGGATCAACAACCAGGATGCGTCCACCTTGACGTTGAGCGCGGGCACGGGTGTAACCATCACCGGCACCGCCACCATTGCAACCACCCTGACGCGAAAGTATCTCGTGACCATCACCGGCCCGAGCGCAGTAACCATCCAGAACCTGGGGGTTTAAGTTTTTTCTATTTTCAAGAAGGATTTCTCAAATGTCAATTGAAGCAGCGAAAGCTCAGACTGGTCGCGATACCATTAAGGGCGAGAGCATGAACAAGCTCGAAAAAAACCGCGACTCGTATAAAGTGACCGCGACAGGACACTCTTCGGACAGCGGTACCACGGATTCCGAGTTGGATTCCGCCGCGTCGAGCCTTTATTCTCGTGCGGCAGCGAACAGCGGCGGCCGCAAGAATTCTGACCCGGCTATTCAGGACCGATAAACGGTGGCCGCCTCTGTCTGGAAAGGCCAAAAGAAACAGTCGCACAAGGCCCCGAAGGTCAAAGGCGGCTCCGCGCATAGCGACCGTAAAGCCGAACGAATGAAGGCGCTCGACAAGTGGGCGCAAGGTAAAAAGTAATGTCAGATATTAACGCAGTCGCTTCGGCCTTCGCTCCCGAGGGTGGCCCGAACGCCTCCACCATAGCGGTGACGGCGGGATTAACCGCCTCCACAGCCCTTCTGCCCCAGGTAGCCGGTGTCGGCAACTATGGCAGCCAGGCAACGGGCCAGCCCACTTCGCAGTTCGAGATTTACAACGCCGGTAGCGTTGTGGTGTACGTCGCCTTTGGAACGATCACGGCTACCGCAGTTGCTACTATTCCGACAGGTACGGCGGGTAGCTACCCCATTCCGCCTGGGTGCGATAAGATTCTCACCGTTCCCGGTAGTCCGAACTACATCGGCGTGATTTCAAGCGCCGCTGGTCAGGTGATCTACGTGACCCCAGGTAGCGGTGTTTAACCGTGGCGAAGTTGACGAGCGCCGCGCGGAAGAAGATTCCGAAGAGCGAATTCGGTCTACCCAGCTCGGGGAAGTACCCGATGCCGGACCGCGCTCACGCTGCAAATGCCAAAGCCCGCGCAACTCAGCAGTGGGTCAAAGGCCGAATGTCCAGCTCCACTCGCGAAAAGATAGCCGCCAAGGCGAATTCAATTTTGAAAGGTAAATAGTATGGCAAGTTCCCCGTTGATTGCCGCGCTGCTCGCGCCGGACTCGAAGAAAAAGGTCAAAGACCCAAAGGTCAAGCGCCCCAAGACCGGCGAGAAGGCGGAGTCCATGACCGGCCAGCAACACGGCGAATTGCAGGGTTACAAGGAGCCCACCCCGCGCCAACGCATGAAGATGGATGCGCGTGACTCCAAGGTTCACGCCACGCGGCGCTGGGTCATGGGGGAGTTGTCGAATAAGCAACACGCGGGAATTCACGCGCGAGCCAACCGAGTGCTGACTGGAAAGGCACCGATGATTAAGGTGCCGAAGTGATAAAAATTGTTCTCCGATGCGGAAACATCTTTATCAACGTGCGTCCTAACCAGAGCTACCCGATCTAAATGACGATCAACAATCGCGGTCTCGCCGGTCAACCGATCCTGCCCTACATCGACTTCCGCTCGTATGCGGGAGCCGACGTATTCGTTGACTTGACGTACCTCGATCACACAATGACCGAATGTGTACCGACCGCGGCCGCGTACCAGCTAGACAACATCACGAACGATGTCAACATGATTCCGCTCACGACGCTCCCGATCCCTCCGGGTCCGGCCACGCCGTCGCAGACGTTGCAGATTCCCGGTTCGTCTATGGTCATGACGTACCAGTACCAGGGATCGCAACTCTGCCAGTTATCAGTGACGGCTACTGTCACGGATAGCGTTACGGGGAATCCGAGCAGTATCGTTACGGTAGCGATCATCGAGCTGTGCGCAGTCCAGACCCCCAGCGGAAGTTTTTAACTTAAAGGCAAAATGTGTGAGGCGTTTTACCCATGCCATTGAAAGAATTTACGATGCAGTTGCTTGGCGACTTGGTTGCGGTCTTGCCCGCATCTACGCGCCAGGTCGGCGCGATTATCCTGCCCGATTGGCAGCGCTCGCTTACGGGCTCTGTGTTAGCGTGTGGGCCTGACTGCACCGAGCTGAAAGTCGGGGACAAGGTCCAGTTCGGCGCAGCTAGCGGTATGGACTCTGTTTTCGATGGCGCGGCGATCCGCATCATGAGCGAAGAGAAAGACGTGCTGGGTGTTTTTGAGGACGCGGCATGACCCTGCGCCCACTCGCTGATCGCTTGATTGTCAAGCGTATGGAGTACGAGCACCCCATCCTCGCGGTGGTTGGTGTAGTACTCCAAAAGGGTACCGTCATAGCGGCCGGACCCGGCCGCCGCCGCAAGAAGATGACGCGCTTTGACGGAATGCCAGGACGACCGCCGACTTGGTTCGAAGATGGGGCTGAGAACGGGAAGTTCACGCCGATGGATGTCAAGGTCGGCGACGTGGTGGAGTTCAGTCCGCGCGGCGTGGTAGAGTTTGACTTCGAAGGCAAGTCATACCTGATGGTGTGGCGTAGGTCCTGCTACGGCATAGACCCGACCGCCTCGAAGAGCAATGCGCTCCTGTGGCAGCAGTCCGCGGGCTACGACCGGAACGGTAACTTCATGTCAGGCGCGGAAGACTGGATGCAGTCGTAATGCCAGCGGGTCGGCCGAAGAAGGTTGAAGCGCCGAGCCGCGACATTTCACCGCTTACAGACGGTGAACTAGCGGCTATTGCACCGCTTAAAGACGGTATGCCGGATATGTACAACTTCATGCCGACGCGGCTAGTCCCGCTCGATGAAGCACGGCAACGCGGGTTCTCCCTATTCTACGATGGCCGCGCGTGCCGGTTCGGCCACCAGGCTCCGCGCTACGTCTCGAACGTGAACCAGTGCGTAGACTGCCACCGCCTTTCGCGGGGCAAGCAACCCATTGCAGGCCGCGCTAGCGGCATGGCAGTAGAACGCCCAGCGAAGTACGAGAAGTCGGTCGTACCGAACGCTCCGTCTCTCCGGCCGATTGAGCCCGACGCGTTTGAGAAGCGGTTCCTGGTGGAGTACGCTGCGGTGAAGGACTTAGAGCGCGCCGCGCATTTAGTGAACAGCAGCGCAGCGCAGATTCACATGCGCCTTAGCACCTCCGCGGTATTCCGCGCCGCCACGAACGATCTGGAGTCGCGGTTGAACATCCGCCCTACAGTGCCTGATACGACCGCATTCGAGTGGAACGAGGATAAGCGCGCCCGCTACATCACGGTATGGATCGACAGCGGCGATGTCGCTACCGCGCGAGACGCAATCCGCGTGACGATGTCGGAGATACAAGCCGAATTTGCCCGCAATCCCGCCTTTCGCTCACGTTGCGAAGAGGCCGAACCGATAGCAAATCTCGCTTTTGAGGAACGTGCGAAGCAGTTAGCGCTCGCCGGGAACGATAAACTTTTGACGTTGATTCTGAAAGCCGAGCGCCCGGATAAATTCTCCGAACGGCTGAACGTAGATATGAACGTCACAGGGAAAATGTCTGATGAGCAGCTCGATAATCGACTCCGTTACCTCCTCCGGCATAACGGACCCGTCATCGATGCTGAATTCACTGACGCGAGCGGAAAAGTTGCAGCTCTTACAGACGCTCGAAGAGAAAGCGCGCCGCCAGTCGCAAAATCTAATAGCGACCTACTATAGCACGCCGGAGACGCGCGCCGCGTACCCGCGGCACGTTGAGTTCATGGCGGCCGGAAACGTCTGGAAAGAGCGAGCGTTCATCGCCGCGAACCGAGTCGGTAAGACAGTAACGGGCGGCTACGAAATGACGTGCCACCTAACCGGGAAATATCCGGAGTGGTGGACTGGACGCCGCTTTGACGACCCTACCGATTGCTGGGCGGCCGGTAAGTCTTCCAAAACCGTACGCGACATCATCCAGCAGTTGATGCTCGGCAAGCCTGGCAGCGACGCGTCGTTCGGTACGGGCATGATTCCACGCGACCTGATAGTGCGGACTACGACCAAGCACGGCATCGCGGACGCGGTCGAGACGATCTACGTCAAACACGTGTCTGGCGGCGTTTCGTCCTTGCAGTTGAAGTCGTACGATCAAGGCCGAGACGCCTACGAAGGCTCCAGTTGCCACGCAATATGGCTTGACGAAGAGCCCGACGAGAGCATTTACTCCGAGTGCTTGACTCGTACCGCGACGACGCACGGCATCATCTACGTCACGACGACCCCGATGGAGGGTCTGACCGAGCTTATCCTTCAATTCCTGCCCGGAATGCGTCCGGCGCTCGATACGGACGAAGGAAAGCCTCCGGTACAAACGAAATTCGCGGTGCAGGCTGGCTGGGACGATGTCCCTCACCTTGACCCGCTAGAAAAAGCCGCCTTGATGGCGTCTTATGCTCCCTGGCAACGCGACGCCCGTACTCGCGGTATCCCGATGTTGGGGTCCGGAGCCATTTATCAGGTGCCGCAGTCAGAAATTATCATACAGCCGTTCCAGATACCGGCGCACTACCGCCGATGCTACGGCTTGGACGTTGGTTGGAACTGCACTGCAACCGTATGGCTCGCGCACGACTCAGATACCGGTACAGTTTACGTCGTTGACGAGTACTACCGCGGAAAAGTTGAACCGTCGGTTCATGCGGCCGCGATTAACAACCGCGGAAAGTGGCAACCCGGCGTTATAGACCCCGCCGCACGCGGCCGAATGCAGACAGACGGCCAACGTCTGCTCGATATGTACCTCGACCTGGGGCTCGATGTAGAGAAAGCGGAAAACGCTCGCGAATCCGGCATTTTTGCCGTGTGGGAGCTACTCAGCCAAGGCCGGTTACGGATTTTCAGCACTTGCCAGAATCTTCTGCGCGAGTATGCGACCTACCGGCGCGATAGGAACGGCAACATCGTCAAGACTAACGACCACGCGCTCGACGCCTTGCGTTACGCGGTTGTATCAGGGCTAGCTCGGGCTAAGATCGAGCCCACGGACCGGCCGGACGGAAAGCGATGGTTCGATTGGAGACCGCAACCATTTTGGAGCGGTTAAACATGCAAAAAGGTGAGGCTTAATGGCTATTCGAGTTACTTATCAGAACCCCAGCGTGACAAACGGCATCAAAGTCACGATTCACGATGGGGTCCGGAACGAGGAAGGCAAGTTGACCGGCAAGTTCAAGCGCGGCGCTGTGAAATTCGTTAAACCGAAGGGTCGCGGAGCGCCCGGTGAAGACGTAGTAGACTACTGGCTTGACGCACAAGGCGGCCGCGGCGCGTTCGTGGAAGAGCTGCCGACGTAACATGGCCGAGTACCTCAGTACCGACAACACGGCGGAAGCGGGCGGAGATGATAACTCCGACCCCCGCGGCGGTAATTTCCCGCACTCGAACGACGATCTCGGCGAACTGCCAGGCGGCGTTGACGTTGAGGGAGATAAGCACCCGGAGAACGCCGGGTACGAGGCGCTATCCAGCAACGACGCTCTCGTGGACCGCATCAAGCAGCGGTACAACGATGGCGTAGGCGCGTTCGATGAGAACCGTCGGTTGCACTCTGAGGACTTGAACTTCGTCTACAACGCGGAGAGCATGGGTCAATGGGACCCTGTCGTGTTGCAGGCGCGGCAAGGAAAGCCGTGCTACACATTCAATCGCGTAATAGGCCCGGTGAACATGGTCGTTGCCGACATGCGCCAGACGCGCCCCGCGGGGAAGGTACGCCCCGCGGCAGATGGAGCGAACGAGGCGACCGCGGACGTGTTCGGCGGCTTGATGCGCAGCATCGAGCAGGCTAGCCGCGCGGAGCAAATCTACAAGACTCAGTTCAAGTTCGCCGTCGCCGGAGGCTTTGGTGCCTGGCGGCTCTGCCCCGAGTACCTTAGCTCGAAGTCGTTCGACCAAGTCCTGCGCATCAAAGGCATCCCGAACCCGCAGACCGTGGTGTGGGACCCGGAGTGCGAAGACCCGTGCGCCGGAGACGCCATGTGGGGGATGGTCGGAGATCGCATCTCCATCGACAAGTACAAGTCCCTGTACCCGAATGCTGGCAGCTCGATGTCCAGCTTCAACTGGTCGCGCGATTCGTACGGCTGGTTCACCGACAAGGAAGTCCGCATCGTAGACTACTACGAGCGCGTCCCGTTCGAGAAAGAGATCGCGCTAATGAGCGACGGGACCGTGAAGGACCACGACGACGAGGCGAAGCAAGTCGAGGCGCACCTGGACCGTTTGGCGAAGTCCGGCAAACTAGAGCAAAAGTCCGACGCCGCTCGCATCAAGAAGACCCGCAAGGTTCTTCAGTGGCGCGTCATGTGGGTTAAGGTTGATGGCTCGAACGTCCTTGAAGGCCCCTATTACTACGAGTGGAAGCGTATCCCGCTCGTCCGCATTCCCGGTCGCTACATCAACATCGAGGGGCGCAAGAAGCTCCAGTCGCTGATTCGGCATAGCAAAGATGCGCAACGCAGCTACAATAGCCGCGCATCCGACATGATTGAGCGCAGTGCGCTCATCCCGAAGGCTCCGTACCTCGTCACCGAGACGATGATTAAGAGCTACGAGAACGAGTGGGCGCAGTCCAGCACCGCCTCCCGTCCGTACCTCCCGTACAACGTGGACAAGAACGCGGAAGGCGCTGGCGGAATGCCGCAGCGTACGCCGCCGCTCGATCTCCCCGCTGGCGCTCTCGCGCTAGCGCAGATGGCGCAGGCCGACATCCAAGCCACCACGGGCTTCTTCGACCCGGCGCTCGGCAACGCGGAGGACATGAACCGCGTCAGCGGTAAGGCGCTCGTGCAACACACGAAGCGTTCGGACCTTGGCAGCTACGAATTCACTGACGGCTACGGCGATGCGATCCAGTTGACGTGGGAGATGGGGCTCGACATGATCCCCACGATCTACGACTCGGAGCGTATCGAGCGCATCATCGGTCACGACGGGATCGAGAAGCTAGTCACCCTCAATGGCTCCGGTGGCGGAGACGTTGTACACGATTTGTCGGAAGGCAGCTACGACTGCACAGTTACGATTGGGCCGAGCTACCAGAGCGCCCGTCAAGAGACGCTAGCTACCCTGATTGATGCCGCGGCTGTTCTCCCGACCATTGCTACGATGTGTCCGGACCTCCTGGCGAAGAACATCGACTCGCCGGATGCGGACGAGATGGCCCGCCGCCTGCGTATACCGCTCATCCAGCAAGGGATCATTCAACCAACGCCGGAGGAGAAGAAAAATCTACCGCCTCCGCCGCAACCGAGCCAAGAACAGCAGTTAGAAACAGCACGCACCCAAGCACTCACCACTCGCGATCAGGCAAACGCACAAATAGCGCAGAGCAAAGCAAAATCCACGGACCTCGAAACACACAGGCTAGCCATAGAGACAGCAGGAAAGCACTTAAACAATTTGTTGATGGCGCAGCAGCTAGGACAGCCTGACGCTGCCGCAGAGGCGGAGTCCACACAAGGCTCGCAGCCAACCCGCGCATAAAGTCGATTCGATTTACTCCACCGTCTCGCGCGACGTTACAGCGTGTATATGGAGATTCACATGCCTGATAAAGCTACGGTCGATGCGTGGTTATCCGCCGCTTCGAAAACCCCTGATCCAGTGATTACGCCCCCGGCCGCGGTAGTGCCGGACCCTGTTATCGCACCTACAGTAGAAGATGCGAACGACACACCCGCTTCGTCAGCGGATGATGTTTCTGCGGACCCGGCCGATCCGGTTGAAGACGGTACTTCTGACGCTACGGATGACTCGTCAAATTCACCCGCTGATCCTAGCAGCGATACACCGAGCGGCGAACAGGGTGACGGTAAACCCCGGCGCAGCGCGGCCCAGGAACGCATTGAGGAACTGGTTACAGAACGTAACGCTTTCCGAAAATACGGTGAGCACTTACTGGCCCACATCGAGGAACTGAAGAAGGGCGCTACGCCCCCAACAGGCTCGACCGGCACTCCGCCCCCCGCAGCGAATGCGGACAGTGGTGACGAACCGCCAACGCTCGAACAGTTCAAGTTCGATCCGGTGGAGTTTTCCAAAGCGCAATCGAAGTGGCTGAAAGATCAAGTCAAGAAGCAAGTCGCCGACACACTGGCGGCCGCGCGCGGACAGCAGGATTCCGCGGCAGCAACAGCGAAGTTCATTGAGCGCGAGGCGGTATCCCGCGCAGCGCATCCGGACTTCGACCTGATGACTTCCAAGAATCCGAACTTTCCGAAGCTCGACGTGAAATCCGCTGACATGATCGTTAAATCCGAGTTGGGGACCGAGATTGCTTACCATCTAGGTAAGAATCCAGGGCTCGCAGCGCGTATCGAGAAGATGGATCGCGACTCTCAGATCGCCGCCATCGGCCGCATCGAAGGGGAACTCGCCGCGAAGTCCGCGGCCCCCGCACCGAAAGGTAAGCCAGCTCCGGCACAGAAGACCGTTACAAAAGCCCCGCCACCGCCGACCTCCGTCCGCGGCAGCGTGAACCCGACAAAACAGGTTCACGAGATGTCGATGGAAGAGTTCGCGGCGCACGAACGGGCGCAGAAACTCGCGAAGCGCGAGCAGAGTCTAAAGATTCGCCGCGCGATGCGATAAGTCGATTCGATTTAAAAAGGTATTAAAATATCATGGCTGTAGGTAATAGTTTACTGACTGCTCAATGGGTCGCGCGCAAGGCGCTTGTCCTGTTGCACGCTAAGTCAAACTTCACGGGTCGAACGAACCGTGACTATCAGAGCTTGCTGCCTGGTCCGATTGACGGTGTGATCTTGGGTCAAGTCCTGAGCATCCGTCTGCCGTTCCAGTACACCTTGCGCACGGGTCCGACCATGTCGGCTCAGGCGTCGGTGCAGCGTTACGCTCAGTTGAGTGTGAGCAACCAGTTCGGCGTCGATGTGAACTTCACGTCGGTCGAGCGCGCGATGTTGCTCAACAACTTCGAAGAGCAAGTGTTGGAACCCGCGATGGCGAAACTGTCCTCGGGTCTCGAGACATTCACCACGACTACGGCGATGGCAACCATCCCGAAGTTCGTTGGCGCGTACAACACGACCGCAACCTATGCGCAGTTGCTCCAGTGCGAGCGATTCTTGACGGAAGCATTGGCTCCGGAAGATGACCGCCGCACCTTCACGGCAACCCCGCAAACGTCGCAGTACTTCATCCTCGACAACAAGGGATTGTTCAACCCCGAAGCGACGGTTTCGGACCAGTGGCTCGACGGCGTCATTGCCGACAAGGCCGCAGGGTTCGTCGCCTTCCGCAACACCAAGATGCCGACGCACACCATCGGTGTCGTGACTGGGTCCACCCCGGTCGTGAACGGTGCGGGCCAGAGCAACTCCGGTGCCGGTAACGCGTTCGCGTCCTCGCAGACGTTGAACACGAACGGTTGGAGTTCGGGCGCTACGACCGTCAACGCGGGCGACGTGATTACGATCACGGGCGTCAACGATGTCGATCCGGAGTCGAAGTCCTCGCTAGGCCGCTTGAAGCAGTTCGTGGTCAACACGACCATCAGCGACACCTCGGGTGCCATTGCGCTGAACATCTCCCCGGCTATCATCACGGGTGGTGCATACCAGAACGTAGACTCGGTGCCCGCGACCGGCGCTGCGATTCAGGTGTTCGGTCAGGGGACGGGCGCGGGCATCAATGCCGTGTCTGGTCAGCTCATCAAGCAGTCGCTCGGCTGGTATCGCGATGCAGTCGTGTTTGCCAACCCGCCCATGCTTGACCTGTCGCCGCTCGTGAAAATGACGGCTGCGGAGAGCTTTGAGGGTTACAACATTCGGTTCGCCCAGCAATGGGACCCGAACAACGACTTGCTCCCGGCTCGCCTGGACAGCATTGTCGGTGCGGTGGTTGCGTATCCGGAACTGGGTACGAAGCTGATCGAGTTGCCGTCGTAATGTAAGAGGGGCGGCAACCGTGCCGCCCCGCTTCCAACAAAAGGAAAAATTCTATGTCTCAACAAGGTTACGGCGTCAACGATCCAGTCGGCACGCCGTTTCAATATGTAGCAGGCGCAAACCTCGTTACCGGATTCGCCATCACCATGACGGCCGCCCGTCTGGTGCTGAACCCTTCCGCTACCTTGGCTACGGGTACCATTACCCTGCCCCTGAATCCGCCCGACGGTTGCGTCGCGGAGATCACCACGACTCAGCAATTGACCTCGCTCACCGTGAGCGCCAACACTGGCGACTTATTGGCGTACGGCGTTCTCGTTGCTGTGACTGAAATCATTCCGACGAACTCCGCGACCGCGGGCGTCCCCACCGGAACGATCAAGTACGCTTACACATTGAACGGCTCTGTGGCTGGCAATGCGGCAGCGATCAATCCGCGCACCTGGGTTCGCATCCAGTAAGGTGTTTGTCCGGCCACGCCTCACCGTAAGTGCCGGACGTTGAGGGTAACAGACCCCTCGCGGCCCTCCGCTATAAACTCACGCCTACGGGCTGACACTGTGACAGTCGGGAAAGACCGGCAACTAATTTAAGGGGACATCGTGACTCAGACTGTGCAGCAAATCGTTACCGAAGCGTTTCAAATCGCCGGTATTGTTGACGAGACTGAATCACCGAGCCCCGAGCAAGGCGTCAACGGCCTCCAGGTCTTGAACGACATGCTCGCGAATGAAGCTGCGGACGGCCTGCGTATAGGGTGGTGGCCGCAAACCTCTCTGGCGAACGTCGCCCCGCTTCGCGACCAGGATTTCTACGCGGTGAAACTTATGCTTGCGGCCGCGATCAGCCCGCGCTACGGCATCAACCTGGCAAGGGACAACCCGGTGCTGGCTATGCAGATGAGCGAGGCGTATAGGCAGATGACGAAGCGCGCCATCCGCTACTTCGAGAGTGATCTCGGCGAGCTGCAACGGCCGCAGGCCGGTCCGTGGGGCGGCGCGGGGTACTTCCTCTAATGGGAATGGTGCCCCTCCCGACCGGGTCGTATCGGACAGCCGATCCGCGCGCATCGAATAAGCGCCTCGTCAACTGCATGAGCGAGATAGCTCCGCAGACCTCGCTGGCGGATATGAAGTCCGAGGTACCGCCGTGCTACTTGCGACGCATGTTCGGGATAACGCCGCTCGCAACGGACGGCTCCGGCCATCAAGTGCGTGGAATGCACGACATGAACGGCGTCACCTACGTTGTGTACGGCACGAAGCTCTGTACGCTTACCGCAAACGGCGCTCTGCACCAGGTAGTGAACAGCAGCGGCGGCACACCGACGATAACCGGCAGCGGCTTCGTGCGGATGGCGGACAACACGAAATGTCTTGTGATTCTCCTGCCCGGTACCTATCTCGCGTGGACATATACCGTCACCACCGGAATCCTCCCGCTTACCGCTCCGACCTTCACGCTCCTCGGTGCGGTCGATCTAGGGTTCGTGGACAGCTACATTGTATTTCTCGCCATCAACGGCTTGGAGTTCTACAATGACGACGGTGAATCCGTCTCCGGCAGCGGTCAGATTACGTTCAACACTGGCGGACTATTCGCTCGTGAGTTCGGCACGGACCCGTTCGTTGGAATGGCGATAGAGCACCGCACGGTGCTGATGTTCGGCTCGCGCACGTCGGAAGGTTACATTGATGTCGGCAACGCGCAGGAGAGTCCGTTCGCCTCTGCTCCGGATACGTTCCTCGAAATAGGAATGCACCCCTCCGGCGCATACGCTATCGGAGTGCAGGACCAGGCGACGTTCTGGCTCGCGCAGGACTTAACGGTTCGCCGCCGCAACGGCCAGACACCGGTTCGTGTATCGAACAGCGGCATCGAAGCGATCCTTGAAGCGAACAAGCTGCTTCTGACCGGCTGCTATGCGATGACCCCAACCATCGGCGGCCACCCGCTGTGGATACTCACGATACCGCTCGCGTCCCGCACCATCGCGTATGACTGCTTGACGACGGAATGGTTCGAGCTAGAGTCGCTCGTGAACAGTTTAGGGTACTGGCGGCCGCTTTGCTGGTACAATGCGCTCGGGCTTCAACTCGTCGGCGATTCGCAAGGCTCTGGCATCGGCTACCTCGACGCCAGCACGTATAGCGAGTTCACACAGCCGATGCGGGCGCGAATCGTAACACAGTCGGTCTACGAGGAACATAACCGCCTAACGATTCGGCGAGTAGAACTTGTGACGACGTGTGGTGCCGATTCGAGTTTCACGACCCCTGTACGGGTCACGCTGTACAAGTCGAAGGACTCCGGAGCCACGTACACCGCTCGACAGACGAAGTCCCTCGGCAACCTTGGGGATCGCCAGGGGCGAGTTTTCTGGACGAATCTAGGGCAATGCCGCGATACTGCGTTCGCGTTCCATATCAGTGATCCGACTCTTCTGTTCACCGTCAATATTCTGGCGGATGTAACTGTCGGGAAGTGGTAACGTGGCTACCTTATCGCAGCCGATTCGTCAGGGAATCAGTGCCCCGATTGTCACCAGTATCCCCGAGAAATGGTCGCGTGAGTGGTTCCGCGGCTTCATCACGAACTACTTGCAGAACATGGACGTTCGCAACGCCACGTTGACCGGAGGCGTAACGGTATCCGCGACGCCCGGTGGCGTCAGTGTTGCCCCCTCGGTCGGGCTTACCCCGACTGCGAATGATACGGTGCTCGGGAACATCAGCGGCGCTACCGCTGTGCCTATCGGTTTGACGCAAACTCAGTTCACCTCGTTGGTGAACGTCTTCACGAAGACCCTAAGCGGCGCGGTACCCGCCCCTGGATCGGCGACACCGAACGGGTACGTGCTAACAGCCGCGGGGACTTGGGTTGGCGTGAATACCGGCGCTAATCCGACCGCACAAGTCGGGCTGGTGGCCGTCAACGGTGTGTTGACAACCTACATGCGGAGCGACGCGGCTCCGGCGCTTAGTCAGGCTATAAACCCGGTATGGACCGGCACGCATGTTTTTGCAGGCCCGTTCATCGAGTACCGCTCGTCGGGGGCTACAGTAGCTACCGTCACCTACTTCAGCCAGGTAGGGGTTGGCGATGTCGGAATCTTCGGCTGCGACGGATCGCAGAACCTATTCGCCACGTCCACGAACGGCGACATGGTTATCGGACCGTACAACAACACGAATAACTTGTGGTTCACCAACGATGGGGCAACCAACGGGCTCGCCCTACTGACGGACAACAGCGTCACACTCGGCACGGCCGCAGGTAAAGGCGCTGGAACGATAAACCTTCCCGTGGCGTACTACGTCAACGGAGTGAAGCAGCCGATCTTTGCAGCGGGGCTAGCCGGATGGGGCACCCCAGCCGGTCCGGCCGTAGTCGCCAACTTTCCGGCCACGCCAACACTCGCGCAGTGCGGTGCGGCCGTAGGCCAGATAATCGCGACGCTCAAAGCGGCGGGCGTTTACTTAACGTAGGTACACCATGACAGACCAGATTCTCCGCAACATGCTCGTGTTCCTGGCTCGCGCCCCCGTTACCGGAGTGGGTGAAGCGCGGGCGCTATGCGAGTGTGTCGATGCACTTAATGCGATGCTTACCGCGGGACCGGAAAATGGCAGTGTTGGATAACAGCACTGTTCGCGGTATAGGACTCTCTATCCTCATGGGCCTTCTCGGCTTCGGTGCGAAGCAGGCCGTAGAGTCGTACGGACAGACGACCACTTTGACCCAACACACCGCGCAGATTTCAAAGCTGTTCGACATCGCGCAGCAGAACCAAAAAGCTCTGGAGACTAACGCTGTTTCTACGGCCCGCATCGAGGGGAAAATCGACGTGATAAACCAGAAGATAGACGATGACCGATCCAAGACTCGTCGCTGATCTCGACGCAGCGGAGCACTGCCAGCTCGTAGCGTACCGCGACACCGAGGGCTTCTGGACGATTGGTTGGGGTCATCTGATGGATCAGACTGTCGATCAGACCGGCGTGACGTGGACTCAGGCGCAAGCCGACGCGCAGCGCCAGCTAGATATTAACTCGGCCACGGCGTTCGCGCAGACCCTCCCCGAGTGGGACGCCCTTGACACCGACTGTCGGCAGAACGCAGTTATCGAGTTGTGTTTCAACATGCGCAAGAGGTGGTTGGCGTTCGCCAACACGCGCCACGCTATTCAGGCCCGCGACTGGCAAGCCGCGCACGACGGACTACTGAACAGCCTGTGGGCTAGTGAGGTTCACGCCACGCGCGCGAACCGGCTGGCGGACTATCTCCTGACCGGCCAGTATCCGTGAAGTGGGACTTCAGCGACTGGTTCGTCCTCGCGCACGTAAACGCCGCGGCCGTAGCGGCGACCATTTTCCTGTTCCTCTACCCGGTGCCGACGAACTTCATTACGTGGGGAACCTTTATGGCGGCACTTTTTAGTGCGTACCACTGGATGTTGATTCGAGACGCCAAACAGGCAGACGCGCAATGATCCCGATCAAGGATTTGATTTACGGCGGTGCCATCGCGATTATCCTCGGCGCGTTCGGCTGGTACACGGTCCACGAACGCCATGAAGGGGAGGCCGTGATAGTGGCCGCCGATACGAAGCTCGCGGCTACGGTCGCGGCAAAAGACAAAATCATTCACGATAACGCCCAGCTTGAGCTGGTCGATGTAGGGAACCATGAGAAAATCGCTATTGCCGCTGCTCCTGTGCCTAACGCTGGCCTCGTGTGCAAGTCACCCGGTAGTACCTCCGTTGCCTCAAGCCCCGGTCACTCCGGCCAACCTGTTAGTCAAGGCGAGCCGGTGCAGTCAGGGAGCTTTGATCCTTCGGGTGCCATCCTCACTTTGCTCCGCGACAGCGACGCCCAAGTCAACGCCCTGATCGAAGCGAACGAGATTCTCACCGGCTACGTAAACTCACTGAAATGAGCATACGCTTCGTAGACGATTTCATCGCAGACCCCGAGAAGGTTCGGCAGTCTGCCCTAAGCTCCGGGTTCGGGGCCTGGAACCCGCACCAAGGTCTTCTAGGTACCCCGTCATACGGGGGAGTTAACTTCATCGGGGATCACGGGACGCTGGTTCAAGCATTATTTAACCAGATCGGTCCGGTTGTACCAAGCAGTATGTTCTTCCGGATAACAAACCCGACGATGGAACACGCGCTCATACACAGTGATCGTGAGTACGGGGACTACACCACAATCGTCTACTTATCCCCGACTAGGGAGGGTAGCGGCACCGCGTTTTATAGGCACCGCGAAACCGGTATGGTTGATATGCCGCCAATAGCCGAGTTGATGCGAGACGAGGTGTTTTTCCAAAAAATCCGTCAGCAAATGCTCGACGCGAGCGATGCCGATTGGGAGATGTACGATTTCGTAGAGGCTAAGTACAACCGATGTTTGGTGTTCGATGCACCAAAGATTCATTGCCGCATCCCAAAGAACGGGTACGGCACCAATGACGCCGATAGCCGCATGGTATGGGTGTGTCATTTCAGCGAGAACAAACCTGAATGAAGATTATTCGCAAGGCCGTCTTTGACATAGCGGAGTTGACCGCCGTAACTTCGACGGCAGAGATGGCTGTGGCTCGCGAGCGCTCCTGTGAGTTTGAAGATTCATTCGACTACACCGGCCCTCTAGCGCGCGGCATTGAGGGTTGGATCGGCGCAGTGGCTGTTGTCGCCGCTGGAACAATCGGCGGCGCGGTCATCAGCTCTGGTGCCAGTAAGAGTGCGGTCAATGCCCAGGAGCAGGCCGCACAGAACGCTAACTCAACACAGCTAGCGGAGCTGCAAGCCAACGCGGGCCTTCAGACTCCTGGCCGCAACTTGGGCTACGGCGCAGATGCACTACTTGCGCAGCTCTACGGCTTGCCGAACCCGAACTCGGGCAGTACGACGGCCGGATACGGCGCGAACCAATCTCTCAACGCCATCGGCGGAATCCCCGGCGTTCTTGGGGGCGCGGGCGGCGTTACCGGCACGGGCGGCACGGGTGCAACTTCCAACATCGGCCCGACAGGAACCAACGGTACCGGAGCGGCCGGTGGACAGCCGTACGGCGCGTCCTCGCAGTACGCGAACTTCTACAATTCACCCGGCTACCAGTTCGCGCTCGGGCAGGGACAGCAGGCGATCAACCGCGGCGCAGCCGCGAACGGCAACCTCTATACCCCGAATACACTCAACCAGCTAGACCAGAATGCGCAGGGGTTCGCTTCGTCGCAGTACAACAACTACGTCCAGCAGTTGATGGGCCTCGCCGGAATCGGCGGGCAGGCAACAGCGTCCACCGTCAGTTCGGCCACGACCGCAGGCAACAACATCTCCGCGAACCAACTGAGCGCAGGCAATGCAAATGCAAGCGGCATCCTCGGGTCCGCGGGCGCGTTCAGTGGTGCGATCAATAATGTGGGCGGTCAACTCGGTAACTACGCCGCTTTAACTAGTAACCCACCCATCAACTACAACTCGTACGCATACGGGAACGGCCCATGAGTACGTCTATTGACCCCAGCTCAATTCCGGTGAACCTATAATGGCCGACCTTCCTGTTCAACCCGTTCTAAACTACGGTCAGATGCTCTCCAGCTACGGCGAAGGGCTGGCGAACCAAGAGAACGCCACAACGGCAAACCTGACTGCTCGCGCACAGGTGCCGCTTACGCAGGCGCAAACCGGACTGGTGCAACAAGAAGCGACCGGAGCTGATCTACAGAACCAGCGCAGCGCCATGCAGCTAGCGATCCTTCCGCAAGCGATTCAGAGCATGATGAACCCAGGCGGTGCGCCGGTTGTGAACGACCAATCCGCGAGCGCTAGTGGACTAGGCGGCTGGGACGGCGCTGCCGGTGCATCTAGCGCGCCTCCCGCCGCCGCCGCCGCCGCTGCCGCGGGCGGCGCGACTACTCCTACTGCTACCGCGAGCGGTGCGGCTGCTACCGCAGGCGGCGGAGTAGGGCTCTCCGATGCCGACCTCAATCCGGCGCACATCGCAAACGGGATGCAGCAGAATCTCGCCGTGAAAGACATCTGGACTCCGCAAGAGATTCAGCAACTTCGCACCGCTCGCGCGCAGACCATGCTTGGTTTGCCGGATCAGACTGAAGACATCATCAAGGCGCACAACGCGCGTATCACTACGCTCACAAGTCAAGCACAGCTTAAAGCGAGCAAGGTGTACGATGATGCCTACACCGTATCTAGCGCCGACCCCGGTACTCGCATGGCGACGCTACAGGCAGTTCACCCCGACATCGCGCGGTTGATCCAGAACACGGCAAAAGAGAAAGGCTGGACCCCGGATCAGACCGACCAGTTCGTGAAGACCTACGCGGATGAAGTCGGCAACGCCGCGCACCGCTACTCCGGTCGTGGTACCGTGGTCGGCGCTGACGGTGTAGCACGCGATGAGACCACTCAGCAGCCGGTTGTCGGCGCTGTTCCGGCTGGCATGACCGCCGAGCAGCACCAGAAGGCGGTTGAGTACTGGGGCACCCCGGTCGATGGTGTCCCGGTGAACGGCGTCGCCACCAAGATTCTCCCCTGGCAGCAGGCGGGGTACACGAGTCTGCAACAAGCGGTCAACGCGAATAGCAGGAACCCGGCAGCAGGCGGCACGGCAACCGGCACGGCAACCGGCACGGCAACCGGCACGGCAACCGGCACGCCGGGGGCTGCTCCGCGGGCGCAACCCGCCAGTGCTCCTGGTGCTTCTGCCCCCGCGGCAACCGGCACAGCAACCGGCACGGCGGCGCAACCGGCTACCCCGCCCGACACCACGCCGCAAGAGTACCAGGCCCAGCTCAAGACCGCGTTGAACGACCCGGCTTACGCCTTCCACCCCTACGTGGTGCCGGGTGGCCGCCTAGCCACCAAGGCCGAAACTGACCTCCAAGCGCTGCCGGTCGATCAAGCGACTAAGCTAACGGACTTCGCCGCGGACGTGACAACCGCCAGCTCAAGCGCCTTACAGAACTTCAAGGCGGCGAAGGCGATTCTGGATTCTCCAGACGGTAACATCGCGGGTCTGCCTGGCTACCTCCGCGTGGTGCTCGCAAAAGCTGGGCTAGACACCAAGACCGCGGATCAGCGCTCCGAAGCCGCGAAGTATCTGGTGAACGCCGCCATCAACGGCATCAAGACGACCTACGGCTCGCGTCCGGCCATGTTCGACGTGAAGTTGAACAAGGAAGAGGCGTTTCCGTCCCTTGAGACGATGGGTATGGGTGCGGTGAAGAACCTCGTAGATCAACAGATTCGCGCCGCTCAGTACGATATTGCGAGCGCCTCTCGTGTCGCCCCCTATCTGCATGGTCCGAACAATAACGGGGCCATGTTCCGCAATGATCCGAACCAGTTCAAGCAGTGGAATGAGTTGCACTTCCAGCGCGCGGCTGGCGTGAACGAACCCGCGCCTCCCGCGCCAGTCGCAGCACTCGCTTACTTGCAACAACATCCGGAGTTCGCGCCGCACTTCCAAACGAAATACGGCTACCTCCCAGGCGTGCCCGCAGCTCCGGCACCGGGGCGTCAACGTGCGCCGCAAGGCCCGCTCGGCAGTCAAGTTCCTAACCCTGGTACAGGATACTAATGGCCGGTAATCCGTTCGACCAGTTCGACGCCCCTGCGGCTCCGGCCGCGGGCGCTAATCCGTTCGATCAGTTCGACGCGCCCCCGGCTGCCCCGCAGCAGACCTTCGCGGACGGCGTGCAAGCCGCTACGAGCGGCTTCAACTCCGGTGTCGCGGACCTCGCCGGGTCCGTGGTCGATACCGGGCGCAACATCAAGGAACTCGGCAAGGCCGCGATGGGAGTCACCTATCACGAGCTGACCGGCAACCCGATCCCCGAAGCGCTGCAACCGGAAGACCAAGACAACTACAAGAACGATGTTTTTAGCTCTGACTGGATCAAACAGCAAGCTCGCAACGTCGGTCGCTCCGACCTCGTCGATGCCCAGGAAGGGACCACCTTCGACAAGTACCTCCACGCCGCAGGCGAGGGGGTCGCCCCCGGCATCATAGGCGGTCCTGCGAATGCGGTGCGCGCGGGCGTGGCCGGTGCCGCATCCGGCGTCGCGCAGCAGGGGGCATCCGACCTCGGTGGTAGCCCGCTGGCGCAGGCCGCCGTAGGGGTCCTAGCCGGTCACGTCGCAGGCAACCTCGGCCTGCGCTCTACCACCACCTTGACGCCGAAGAGCGTAGCCTCCCCGCCCACCAACCCGACCGGAGGCTACACCCCCGAAGGCATAGCCGCAGCACGCGCCGCTAAGGAAGCGGCTGCTACCAAGCCTACCCCCGACCCGAACGCCGCTCCAGCGACGCCTCCTGCGGCCGGAGCCCCGCCGCCCGCCGCGCCGCCCGCCGCGCCGGTTGTCCACCAACCCTCCGGCCCGGTGGACATCCACAGCCCCACCGGCCAGCCGTTCGCGGTCCTGTCCGCCGAGCGGCCGGAGCGTACGCCGGAGGAGAACGCCGCCCACACGCAGCAACTCGGCAACCAGCTTAAGGCGTCCGGCCTACCGTTCCAACCGACCTCCGGAGCCTATGAGGGCACCGCAGAGCCGTCCTACGCGGTGCAGACCCCGACGGACGGGGCCAAGGCCCAGGTCAACGCGTTCGCCGCCCAGCACGAGCAGAAATCGGTCCTGCACGTCGATTCGGACCGCAATGCCGCCTATCAGTACGACGACGGCCATACCGAGCAGCTAGGGAAGTGGACTAGCGTCTCCCCGGAGACCGCGCAAGCGCAGCCGGGTTTCACCCAGGATGCTGCCGGTCAGCACTACATCACGCAACCGGCCCCTGCACCGAAGCCGCTAGAGGGCTTGCCGCAGACCCCGGTTAACATCCCCCACTACGGCACCGTCACGCCGGGGCCGTCTGAGGCTGTGCGCCAGGTCGCGCGCAACTACATGGCTGGCTCCGGCCTACCGTACAACCCGCCGACTGACTTCCGCGCCGTGGTGCCGGAGAAAATGGCGAAGATCGCGGACGCGTACGACCGCACCGTGCCGGACCCGACGCTCCCCGGTGTGCAAGCATCCTATGATGCGCTAAACAAAGAGACGATGGCGCAGTACCAAGCCATCAAGGCCGCGGGCTTGAAGGTGAACTTCATCAAGCCCAGCCAAGCGGACCCGTACGAGTCGTCCCCGCGGCTCGCGGTAGAAGACATCCGCAACAACAATCATATGTGGGTCTACCCGACTGACGCGGGGTTCGGGCCTACCAGCGACCCCCAACCCCCGGCTACGGCTGCGGGGGTCAAGAGCGACCACCCGATGCTCCAACCCTCCGGTGAGATGATCGACGGAAAACCGGCAACGAACAACGACATCTTCCGCATCGTACACGACTACTTCGGTCACGCGGCGGAAGGGAACGGGTTCCGCGCGGATGGTGAGTACAACGCTTGGCGTCTGCATAATGCAATGTACTCCGATGCCGCCAAGCCTGCGCTCGCGAGCGAAACGCTAGGGCAGAACGCATGGGTGAACTTCGGGCCGAATGGCGAGTTCAACCGTCACGCAAGCGCCCGCAACACGATCTACGCCGATCAGAAGCCGGGGATCATGCCAGGCGAACCCTGGAAGGATGAGGGTGGTGGTTTCGAGCCCGCATCAGGCGGTGTACCGAAGGGTTCCGCGTTCGCCGCATCTACGCCGCAAGGCCCGACGAAGACACCGGCCGACTGGGTCTCGGGGCCTCCGGACCTGTCGAACATGGTGTCGTTCAAGAAGCCCGCGGACGAGGGCTCCGCGAGTGGTGAAGTCTCGCCGCAAGAACAGATACAGCGTGAGTCTACTCTGCGAGCGCTCGGTACCTTGAAAGAGACGCGTCAAAGCGCTATCACCGGAGACACGAAGCGGGCCGGTACCGACTTCCAGACCTCGCGCGTGGATGATCCGCAAGGGCGGCGGATGTCCGGAGTCATCGGGGGCGAGCGTGCCGCGTTGAAAGAAGGCGCGAATAACCTGGTGGCGATGAGCGGCGGCTCTGATGGTATGGAGAACGGGGACCTGTACCGCCGCGGTAGCACCATCACTGCCCCGATAGACGGCTACCACCAGCATCTCGATGATGCGATTCAGAGCAACTACGAAACGGCGAATCAGCGGCTCGGAACAACCCCCATCCAGGCGTTGAACGAATTCCAGAACTACCTGAAAGAAAACAAAGCCGAGTTCATCAGCAGCACCGAGGGCGAACATCTACTCAACGGCATCAATGAGAAGATGAAGACACTTGGCTTTAAGGGCGCGAACGACACCTTCAATCCGCCGACCGTGAAGCAAACGGAGGCGTTGCGCCAGTTCCTGTCGGATGCGTGGACTCCACGCACGGGGCGGCTAGTGAGCGGAGCGAAGCAGGGTCTCGACAACGACGTGGCGAAAGCCGCGGGTGAAGATGTGTACGCGAAAGCGCGGCTGGTCAACACCCTGCGTAACAAGATGCTCGATGAACCGAAGGCTGTATCGAAACTACTCAGCCCGGATGACCGACTCGGGATCAACCGGGACGTGCCGTTAGAGAAGATTCCAGGCTACGTCACGCATTTGCCGGTAGATCAGTTTGGGCACTTAGTTAACGTATTGACTCAGGTCGGAGACCCCGGTAACGGGCCTGCAACCTTGTTGAATAGACAGGGAACGGCGTCTCTCAACGAGATACGCGCGCAGTTCATGAACGAGTACCGCGCCGCGGGCTTGAAGACGGACGGCATGTGGGACGCGAAGGGATCGAACAACTACCTGATGAATAACCAGGCGAAACTCGCGATGGTGTTCACACCGGAACAACTCCGGCAGATCGGAGTCCACAACGACTCCGCTGCATATCTGCGCATGGACCGCAGCTACCCAGGCGCGGCTGCGCAACACTTGAACCTCGCGGCCCGCGGAACAATAGGCGCGATCAAGCACGGCGGGGCTATCGCGGGCGCAGCGCTCGGTGAGATACCGGGTGCTATCGCCGGAGCAGCGGTGGGTCAGGCTGCGGGCGGCATCGAGAACGCCATCCTGAAACGCTCGGTGGAGCACCATATCGTTGACCTGACGAAGCCGCAACGTGTTCCGACGACGGTCGCGCGCGGTAAGCCCGTCGAGCCTCTGACACTGCTCCATCCTGGTTCGGCGGTAGAGCAGCTAGCGAACTTAGATCCGAACTTGACTAACAAACAGCAGGAATAACATGGCGACCCCGACCGGCTTACTGTTCTACGATCCGCGCGCGAAGCCGCTGTCTACTTACGGCGCGTACCAGCCTGGGTGCTACTACCTGTTCTACCAGACGGGGACCACGACTCAGGCCAACGTCTATGCGGACGGTCTTCTGACGACTCCGCTATCGCAGACCCCAGGTGCGAACCAGCCGAGCTGCACCGCGGACTCAAGCGGGCGTTTCAATCCGATCTACATGAACCCGGCGCAGATTTACCGGGTCCAACTCTATACTTCGCTCGGCGTCTTACTAGAAGACACTGACCCGTACGTTCCGTCACTCCAGATCACCGGAGCTACCGTCGGTGCTGCCTTGTACCCGATCATGACGGCGGAGTCGAACGCGGGACTTACCGCATCAAACATAGCCTTCCAGTACCAACCGCTCACCCTGGAGCGCTATCTTGGCGGCGTCGGGGCCTCCGCGTCGGTGAACAACACCGCGTTGACGAATCTGTTCGCGGTCGTGAAGCAGAATGGCGGCGGCGTGGTGCAAGTGCCCGCCCCGAACGCCCCGAACGGAACGTATCAGTTCACCCAGGCGAGTAACTATCTTCCTGAGTACCTCGTGCTACAGGGCGCGGGGCAGAACTGCGCGTGGCAGTATACCGGCTCGGGGCAGTTCCTGCTCGGAGCGAGTGGGGTGCTTACCCCCTTCATTAGCGGCAGTCGCGTAACCATCAACGACATCCTCATCTACGGCACGAACCAGTCCGGCATAGGCATTACGCTGGGGGACTCCGGTGGCAACTGCAACCGGGTTCACATGAACCGTGTGGTAATGAACGGTTGGGGGACCGCACTCCAGATCAACGGGACGACTTGGTCTTCGTTCTACGATTGCGAGTTTGGCTCCGCGTTGGGTGGCACGTTTGCATCTCCGGTTTTCTCGAACAACTACGGTGTCGCGTTCAACCCGATCAACTCAAACAACTACACTAGCGCGGTAGGATTCTACAATTGCACCATGTCGAACAACGGCCTTCGCGGTGTATCTTCTAACAACACGTCCCTCATCACCGCGAACTGCGTTACCTGGGTCAACTGCAATGTGCAGAACAACTGTGCCGCGGACCCGAACGTCTCGACCTCCCCATCTACGGTGTACCAGTTCTTCATGGGGCTGTGCAATGTGTTCACCATCCAAGGCTTGTACCTTGAGTATAAGCTCGGCGGTGTAAGTGCTCCGTGCGGAGTATCCGTGTTCGGGTTGGGTTACGGCTCTATCCACGACTTCTACATGGATACCGTGTGGGACGGCATAACCGACGCTGGCGGCGGTTCGTGCGCTGGCATCGACATCTTCCACGGGGAGATAGTCACGCCGGGTGGACATGCGATTACGATCACAAACGATCCAGACATAATGATTCGAGATGTGGTTGGAACTCCGATCAGTATCTCCGGCTCCGGCAGTCGCTACCTCCCGTCCGGCTCCGGTTTAGCTAGCTGGCCGGTGGATGAAGCGGCGTTCACGCCGGTCTTCACATCGGGCGGCGGAAGCGTCGGCACGATCACAGGCGTCGGGCTGTACAGCCGCATGGGGAATAGCGTCATCGGTCAGGGAAGTGTGACGTGGAGTGGGGCGTCGCCAACAGGCGCGATCACCATCACCGGCTTGCCAATAGTGACGAAGGCTGGAGGGCCGCCAGGAGCGGTGTCGCTCTACTTCACCGGCCTCACACCCGCAGGCAGCTCGCAGATCACCGGCAACATCGCCGCAGGCGGCTCGACGGTGGCGCTGTATCAGAGCGGTGCCGCGTCCGCCGCGCTACAAGGCAGCGCGGTGGCGGCGGCCGGTAATATCAACTTTTCGTTCGTTTACCAGGTTTAACGTAGCCTGGCATCGCCATCGTGTAGATGGGTGGGGCGGTAAAGGGGTCAACGAGGCAAGCGACCTCGACCGCCCCTTTTGCCGTGCGTCCGCAGTACATCGCCCCGAGCGCCGCCTTGCGCCCCGAGCCGACCGCGAAGAACGGCATCGTGATCTCGATGGGGCGGCACATATGGTTAGTCGTGTAGACCTTGCCGCGATCCAGTATCACGACATCGAAGTCTTCATCCGCGGTCATCAGGGTAAGAGAGTCTGGAGGAGCCAAGGTGCTTCCGAACCAGTCCACAAACACCATCCCCGAGTAGGACGCGCCCGCTGTCCCTAGAATCACTTCCCGCTTCCCGATCCTCTTACGGTACAACTTCGTGCATTGCGCGATGCTGGTGCCCCCCGCCTCCCCGTCCCACGTCTCGCGCGAGTCCGCCGCGAGAATCCCCCCTCTGTACGCTATAGTTGTCACTGCGGTTCCGAGAACTTCGTCACCCCAAGGCCAACCCCCACCTTGGCGGCCCGCTCCCCCTCAATCACCAATTGCAGCTGCGCTAGCACCCGCCACGCCGCCTTCGCCAAGTGGTAGGTGCCGTCCGTATCCTTCACGGCCCCCATCCCGTGATCCATCATGTGCCGCGTAGCGGTGTTCATCTGATCCATCGACTTGCCGCGCGCCCAGTGCAGCGGTTGGCCTGGATTGTGCTGGTCGTTTCCGGCCTTCGAGACCGCGGCTACCGCGAGCAGCGCGTCGGGGAAGTACATCAGGACGCCATCGAATATCGGCAGCGCCTTACGCGCCGCATCGTCTGTGGGTAAGCTCATGTTAGATGCACCATTGCTGTGTGTATGTCTCGAAGCCGGTTTACGCGTGGAATTTCGCGCGGCGGGGAATCGGGGCCGGTGTAGTCGAAGAACTTGAACCCTTTCTGAAGTAACCCTATGGTCCCCTCCAGCAGCGCGCCCCGCGACTTCTCCCAGCCGGGTAGAAATACGATTGCCTCAATGCCGCCATCGGCTATCAGCTTCACGTCACGCGCGAGGATAGTGCCCCAACTATCCGGTAGATCGTTCGGGTCGCCGCGCTCAGATGCGAGCGCCGCCCCGGCGATCCCGGCCTTCGCATCAAGCTCGGCGGGCGAGACTACATCCCACCCCTGCTTCCGAAGGGCCGCGGTTGCTTCGTGGAATACCGGAAAGTTAAATTGGGGATAGCCGCTCATCGAGCCTGCTAAGTAGGCTCTGGTCATACACATCTCCGTTCAGTTGAAGTTTTCGATCCTCGAATGGGCCGACTACGCGGCGCTGGAACTCAGCCTTCGCGCCCTCCAGCGCACCAACCACATCGTTGATCGCCTGATAGTTCAACCCCTTGCACTTCATGTACTCGTTCACGACCGCGGTGAAGAAGTAGTTCAGGTCGCCTGGCCCCATATCTTTCGGCCCAGCGGCAAACAGGGATTCTCGACGCGCAGCTAGAATGTAAGGCACTAAAATCTCCTAAGCTAGTTTAACCTTTCGAACATCAATATCGTTCATCATCTTCTTCCCTCGCGCCCAACCGCCGCAGTCCTGGCACGCGAAGCGTTGGTAGACACCGGCCTGCAAGACCTGTACGCCTCGGCTCTGTAGGTTGCTGCCACCGCACTTCGGGCACTGCACGTCACCGCGTAGGTTGTATGTCCCCACGTTCGGGTGCGATGCGATCCACGGGCGCTGCTTCAAGTACAGCTTCTCCGTTGCCCGCACATCTTGGATATTGTACTTCTTCAACTCCGCCCATGCAAGGGGGTTGTCCTTCATGCACTCCAGCCACAGCTCGATGCCGGGGAAGCGCTTATGCTTGCTCTTCGGAGTGTTGGTCAGGTGTCCTGCCTGCCATTCCAGCTTATTTGAGGTGAACTTGAAATGCGCCCTGGCTGCGCGGAGCGTGTCGATCACTCGCACCGGGGCGTAGGGGCCGAAGCCCTGCTCTATCAGGCGCGCGTTGATCTTCTTAATGTCGAAGCTCACGCCGTTCTGCGCGACTATAATATCCGCCGCGTTCAGGATATCCCACAACTCCTGGCACAGTTTCCTATCATCCCGCACACCTTTCTCGCCGCGACCCGACGTGTCGTTGTACAGAACCGGCCGCTTCCCCAGCCACTTAGCTGCGTACGAAAGGATAGACCACTCGGTCTCGATCATGTCCAGGCCGATGTTCTGGTCGAACAACCCCCAGTGGTACGACCGCAAGGGTGTCGTCTCAATATCCAGCGTGCATATGCAAGGCTTTCCTACAGTCATGTTATCTCCGTGATCGCGCCCGCATGAGGGCCTGTTGAACCGTCAATTTCTCGTCGGTGCGCTCTAGCGCCTCAACGTCTAGTGTATTCTTCGCTGTGATGTCGAAGATTCTGGTGGCTAGGCCGGTCCCTAACTGTGCCTGTCTTGCAGGACCCAATCTTTCAATGATTTGCTGTCTAAGTTCAAGGTCCCAAGTGTGGGTGAAGAAAACGATATTTCGTCCCCCTCGCGCCAGGTTGATACCGTGTCCTGCGGACTGCGGATGGGCGAGAAGCATCTTGATCCGTCCCGCGTTCCAATCGTCAATATCACGCTCGGTTTCGAGAATCCGCGCGGCGGGGAAAGCTCGCCGAATGCGTGGCGGCTCGAAGCGATAGTGATACGCAACAAGTAGGTTTTCATCAGTGGACTCCACTATCTCTTGTAGGGCCTCGATCTTCGCATCGTGTACGTCGTGGGCGTGGTGTTCGGCATCGTAGATCGCACCGGAGGCGAGTTGCAGCAGCTTCGTTGCCTTCGCCATCGCGTTAAGCGCCTCGATCCCGTCCGTGCCCAGCTCGATGAAGAACTCTGCCTCCATCGCGTTGTAGAGCTTGCGCGCATCGGGGGGCAGCTCGACTTCGACCGGCACGTAGAACGGCTTATCGACATTCGGCAGACACTCCTCCAGATCGAAAGCGAGGGCTAGCCCCTTCATGGCTTCGTGAATCTCCTCGTTGGCGTCGGCGATAGGGATGATCCGGTGAGTGTACGCCTCCTCGATGAACCAGCGGCGCTGGAACGCGCTATACGAGCGGCCGAGCGCGGCCCCGAAGTCCACGAACCAATTCTGCCCCCATAGGTCTTTCAGGCCGTTCGTGACCGGCGTGCCAGTCAGGTTTATCCAGCGGCCGGTATGCCGCGCGATATACGACAGCGCGTTAGCTCGTGCGCCGCCGCCGCCCATGAGGCGAAAGTTCTTCAGGCGGGTGGACTCGTCCGCGATCACGATGCGGAACGGCCAGGGCTTATCCCCGAGCGTCTTCATCAACCACGGAATGTTCTCGTAGTTGATCGTGTATACGTCTTTCTTCGGCCCGCGCAACGCAGCCAGGCGCTCCTCTTCGGTGCCGATGATGCGCGCCATAGAAAGCCCTTGGAAGGCATCCCACTCGTCGCGTTCGTCCGTCCACACAATCTGCGCCACCCGCTTCGGCGCTAGCACCAGCGCGGGAAAGAAGTTGCTGCTCGCTAGCTGGAGGATGTCCAGCACGGACAGAACCGCGGCGGTCTTTCCTGCCCCCATCGGCATCCACAGGTTCGCGCGCGGGGTTTCTATCAGGAACCTCCGTGCGGTCGCTTGGTGCGGATGGGGGGCGTAGTGCCTCATAACCAGTACGGTCTCCGAGACTCGATGTAGGCGTTCACCTGGTCGATGGTGTGGCAGACCTTCACTTTGATACCCCGCGCAGCGCGACGCGCGTGGTCGCGCTCCTGCGCCCCGGAGAGCGCACCGTCCGGTGCCTTTGTCTCGACCAAGTCCATCTTCCGAAACCAAGTGATGAGTTGATCGGGGACTCCGTTCCGGCCAGGAGAAGAATGTTTTTCATGGAGACCACCATGCAGAGCGACTTGCTCGCACAGATAGTCTTCTACACGACCTTCGGGTCTTCCCATATTCCATTTCCTGCGTTAGCTACGATGTTGTAAATCTGTGCGTGCGGCACTTTGGTCTGCTCATGCACTAACTCTATCGCTAAGTCGTGCCCGCACCAATCGGTGATGCAGTCCTTGTAAAGCTGGATTATCCGCAGGCGCGCGGCCTCGCGGGTGCGCCTCACTTCGAGCATGTCGGTTACGCTTGTCACGTCTACCGACATCCAAGGAAGTAGATGAACTCAGATTCGTTGCCGTCTGCGTCAACCGTAAGAACCGCTTCGTACCACGGGTACTTGCCGGGTTGGGTGTCGCAATTCAGGTGGCTGTAGATTCCCTGTATGGCTTCGCCGGGGCCTGACTGCCGTAGAGGTTCATCAACCCACCAGATCAAGGCTACACCCCCAAACAAGAAGAAACAGAACGCTAAGAACTCTTTCATGCGCGACTCTCCAGAAAACGTTGAAGGTATTTGGCTACGTTTTTCGTCATTCGCGTTTTCCGTAGCGGAATCCGGCCCATCCGGACGCTTTCAGCGGCAAACCTTCGGACCATGCGAAGGGCTCTTTCATCACTGCCAACAGTCGCTCCAGCGGGTAGGAGCCCTCCGGCACGTCCAGCACCACTTCGTCGTGGACGTGCAGGCTGATCGCCGTGCGCTCGTCGTCCGGCAGTGTCAGCAGATAGGCTTTGACGGCGGGTACTGTCCAGGCGTCAGCGTCGATACGTATAAGGGCTCCGCGGAGGACATCATTCGCCGCGGCTTGAACCACGTTTTCAACGAACAGTCCGGACCAGGCTCGCTCTCTGCGCCAGGACTTTCCGCGAGCGGTAACGTAGGTAACGTACTCTCGATGGATAGGTTTCTTACTCTCGGGGTCAGCCAGAACTTCCTTCTCAACTCTAGGGGACGCGTAAAGTAGGCGTCGTCCGGACGGAAGCTCGATGATAAGCCATGTAGATACTGACCAAACTTTGCAACGGCCAACAGAGTAGCTCTGTCCAGGGCTCTTGATAGAGCCTTTGATCGCATTATCCAGGTCGTACCGAAATTGGTTGATCGCATCGTTGGATTCCCTATAGGTTTGTTTCAATACGTCGCACGCTTTGTATACCGCGGGCTCCAGGCCGTAGTCCTCGCCGGTTAGGAATGCGCGCCGCCATGCCTTCGTGGCTTTTTTCAGGTGTTCCGGCTTGGCGCGCGGGAGCACCAGCGCGGCTAGCACCGCGAGGTCAATCTGGTATGTCGCGGCCATCATCACGAGCGCCCCGACGCCGCCGCCGAAGCCGAATGCCAGCTCGCAGACCTTGCCGGACTGGCGCTCGGTGTCGTTGATAGTCTCAATGTCGATACCGAAGAACTGCGAGAACAGGAGCTTATACAAGTCCTGTCCGGTCCCGGCATCGAGCGCGCGGTACGCCGCTAGCTTCCACTCCTGGTTCGCGATCCACGCAAGCACGCGACTCTCGATGTTCGACCAGTCTCCGACGACTAAGGTATTGCCGGGTGCCGCGGTGATGACGTGGCGCAATGCCAGCGCTCCAACCTCGTTGGGGCCGCCGTACACCAGCGCGTTGTCGAGCGCCTTCTTAGAGTAGATGCCGGGGATGACGACTTCGTCTATGTACTTCGCCTTCACCGGAGCGAGCTTATATTCGCCGTCCGCGTTCCGCACCGTGATAGCGGGCCGCGCCATGTTATGCGGCTGGAACCCGCGGCCGCTGGAGCGTCCGGTACGCCCCGCCCCGTTGAACTGAATCGTGTCGCGCATCCGGTTGCCGGGGCCGACCGCCAGGATGCCGCGGCCGTACTTCGAGCCGGAGGACTTCGCCGCTTCCAGCCGCGTCTCCAAGAGGAAGCGAACCTCGGGGTCCAGATCGTCCTGCTCTAGGTATGAACGCAGCTCAGACGCCCGTAGATTTGCGAGGCCAGCTCCGTACTTCTCGTTGAGATAGTTGAGCAGTCGCTCTCGCTGAGTGGCAGCCGCAACAACTCCGCCAGTTCGCTCCGAGATAGCGGCATCGGTGGTAACTTTGGCGTCTTTAAGAAAAGCCTGTGCGGCTCTAGCAAGCGACACATCAAACTGGAATCCTCGGCGATTGATAGCTTGATCCAGGTGGTAGAGCCGGAGGCCATCTCCTGAATAATTGTGCTTGGCAAGGCGCTTGTAAACTTCTCGCAGAGCTTCCGTGTCACGAACTGCATAATCGAAGAACACTCGCCATTTGTCAGGGTACTCATAAGGACTCCGGAATGTGCCGTCCGCCTTCGGGACACAGAACCACTGGATCAATCGGCCGTCTTCCGCCAGCTTCGCCTGGTCCGGCGTCAAGCCGAGTACGAGCCCCAGCCACTCAAGGGAGCCGGGGAGGCCCGCGCTATAGGCGCAAGACTGCGTATCGAACCAGCGCTCGTGCGCGGTCGGCTTCTTGAGGGCGTAGCGCAGGATGTTGCGGTCGAACTTCGCGTTATGCGCGACGAGCTGCACGCGCTCGTCGTCTATCTGATCTTCCAACTCCGCGGGCATCCGCGGGTCATCGTAGGCGTCCCATCCTCGCGCTTCCCCCTCTCCGATAGCCCAGGTCACAATGAGACACTGCGCGGAGCGCGTGTACACGTCGTTCCCGCGTTGGATCGGGATGATGCTCCTGGTCTCGGCGTCCAGGAAGCAGGGGTCGGTCATTACGAAGCCCCGTAGCCTGGGTTTCCCCAACCTTCGTTGCCGACAGTTTCTGGTGCGCTCTGCGCCTCGATGATCTTGCTAAACCGTTCATGCAGCCGCATTGCTAGTGCGTGCTTCCTAAACCCGTCCGAGCCGGGGTCGTCGCGGATCGCGACCATGTGTGCCCAACTCGTGATGCAAAATTTGCCGACCTCTGTGTCGGTGCGGCGCTGCTTCTCGAAGAACGCCAGAAGATTCTTCCGCTGCGTTCTGCGCTCGCGGACCATTGGATCGAGTTTCTGAATTGTGCTCATCGTAGTCTCCTAAAATCGTAGTCTCCTAAAAACGCGCGCCGGGAGCGGACCCGGTCCGACTCATCACCCCGGCGCGCAAACTCTTTAGACCAGACCCTCGTTCCCTCCACTCGCCGGAGCGGCTCCGTCCGCATCCGTCGCTACGACCCCGAACTCTTCGAGCGATGCAACCTTGCCAGCGCCCGACAGACGGACATCGTGCCGGAGGAACTGCACCCCCGTGAGCCCAGCGTTAACGCGCTTGCCCCACTTGTTGTTCTGCGCCCATATGTTGATGATCGCATTCGCGTGGCATCCACTGTAGGGTGCGAACTCGTGGTCCTCGGGGACCTCCTGGTTGATGCCGTTGACAGTCGCCAAGATGCGCGGCTGTACCTTGCTGGACGAGCTGATGTAGAGCTGCCCCTTGTAAGCATCCTGCCCT